TTCCTGATGTCCCGTTAGTTCCATTTGCTCCACCTGTAGTTTTAATTACTTTATTATTACTATCTAATCCAAGAAATGATATTGAAGTTCCTGTGGTTGCTGATACAATAGTTAAATCAGGAACATATACCATATTATCAGTATTTGCTGTAATTGCCTGACCACCAATTATTACAGAATTATATGTTCTAGAACTTCCTGCTTTATATATATAATGATTTATACCTCCAATAATTGAAGAATTATCTGATATTTGAATATAATTATTATCTCCACCAAGAATTGATGAGTTATTATTATCATTGGCAATAATATGACTATTCCCACCTAAAATAACTGAATTATAATTAGTTCCATTACTAATACCATTATCATATCCACTAAAAATACCTGAACGATATGACCCAAGAATTGCACTTTGTTCAGATCCAATGATTGTGGACATTTCAGAATTATTAACTTGACTAGCATATGAATTTGTTATTAAGTTAAATCCACTTGTTCCTGCAGTTCCTTTATTTACTGATGAAAACTCTGAACCAATAATAATACTATTTTCGTGAGTAATGGTATTACCTGTTCCATAGTAAGATAATAAACTTCCTAATGTTGATCCTGATGTCCATAATATATCTCCACTTATACCCGAAGTTCCATTACTTCCTGAAGTCCCTGAAGAACCATTAGTTCCATTTGTACCTGATGTTCCATTAATTCCTGAAGTACCATTAGTTCCCGATGCTCCATTAGTTCCTGAAGTTCCTGCAACTCCACTAGTTCCTGAACTACCTGATGATCCACTTCCACCTGTTGAAGTAATCGTATTACCTGAAGCATCTAAAGCTAGAAATGTTGAACTTGAACCTGAACTTAATCCTGAATATACAATGGTATTACCATTAGAAATTACAATATCAAATCCATTACTGAAATTACTTGTATATAATACTTCACCTAATGTTGGTGTTGTTGCAGTTAAACCTGATAATGATATTGGATAGATACCATTGTCCGTTCTAACCCATAATGCATCATCTGTAGTATTACAATACATCTCACCGATAAATAAATCAGTAGGAATCATTTCATTCAATGTAGTACCTGTAGGTATAGTTGGAACTTGTCCTGTTAGACCTGTTCTCTTTAATAATAATCGTGAGTATTCTATCTTATCAGACATTCTTTTTTATATTAAATATTTTATTATATATGTTGTTTTTATTACTTTTACCACAATATTCTATGGTTTTAATGTTGCAGTTGGTGTTAGAGTTGCAGTTGGTGTTCTTGTAACTGTTTGTGTTGGTGTAGGTGTCGCAGTTGGTCTATCTATAGTTGGTGTAGGTGTTGGTGTTAAAGTTTTAGTAGGACTAGGAGTTAAAGTTCTTGTTAATGTCGGAGTATTAGTCGGACTTGGTGTCAGAGTTATTGTTGGTGTAGGTGTAGGTGTTGTATTAGTAGGCGTAGGAGTAGGTTCAGGCTCTGGTGTTGGAACAGGTGGTTGTTTATCACTTCCATCTATTACAGGTCTTAATTTACTATCCCCACCATAGTTTCTTACTGACTCATATGTCCCATCAATAATATCTATAAGATTAGTTTTACCAATATACATTACAGTTTCATAACCAGCATCAGTAATTGTTGGATAGTAAAAACTTAAACCATCAGAATTAAGAACTAAATTACCAACAACAATTGTATCACTTGTTATTGAGTCGTGGTTATTACCAATAATGAACGCATTCCTTGTGTCCGAATTTACTGAGTTTCCCTCTCCAAGTACAAATACATTTTCAGCCGTAGAATCTACATAGTTATCACTACCTTGAACTATTACAGTATTGGAATTAATAATATTTTGATTCTTAGTAAGTGGGAATGGTCTTTCTGTATATATTCCACCTGATTGTGCTTGAAATTGAGGTGCAACACCACTTGATCCAAATGGAATCATTCCTGTTTGATCTCCCCAAGGCTTATTAGGATCATTTATAATTGGTTTTTTTGCCTGACAATAACCATTTGTCCAATAACCACCCCATTGATCACAACAATCTTCCGTTATTATGTTTCCTGATGGGGATACAAATATCCAACCAACCTTAGTTTTCTTAATTACAATATCAGTTGGACAATCTATTTGTGATCCTGCAACCTGTTTATTATCATTATAGAAAATATCTATGTCATTTAATTTATATAAAATAACTTTTGTGGTCTTATCAATTGCATTAGGGTTGTAATCAACAATTGTATTGACCCTCCAATATGCATTATCAATAAAGATTATATCTCTAAAATCAAATTGATTTAAATCACTTGGGGTAAGATGGAAATACGCTTCTAATAGTTTGGCATTAACATCAGTGATATCGTTTAATGTAGCTAAGTAAAATTGATTTACAAGGTTATTATCGGGGCAACATAATGATGTATTGTAATATAATGTATTTGAATTATTCCATTCCAAAGTATACTCAGGATCTAATGGATCATCATACATACCAGCATATACATATTTTGTTTGTATACTTTGAGTTCCACCTGGAGCATTTCTATAAGTTATTGGTGACGTTGTGGTAAGTTTTTTTGAAAATAGAATACGGGGTTTTTGTTTTAATGGTTTTAAATTACTATTTGTATCTATATCACAAAAGAATGGTGCAATATATGGTGTAATATAATTACTAGTTACAGGTGTTGGAGCAAAATCTAATTTAATTTCCTTATCTGTTGTTGAAAACTCATTTAAGAAATCAATTCTAGCATCACCATAAACTCTTCCTGATTGTTGTTCGTATGATTTATTATAAAAATCATTATCTTCATCATAAGTAAAATAATAACTTTTAACATCTAACTCACTCATTGGAGTTTGAATAACATCTTGATCATAATCTAATTTCAATGTCCAATCCTTAACCAATTGTTTTGTTTCAAAGTATTGATCTCTCGGTTCAATTATTAAATTATTAGGAATATTTGGATCATCACTTACAACTAAATTAAACATCTTTACAATATTGATGAAAAAATCTCTCATCTTTATTATTGGTAATATTGGTGATAAATAAATTAGAGCATTAACATTATAATTTACGTTAGTTGCTGGTTTAACCTCTAATCTATTAACTGATCCACTATTTGTTGTTGGTTTCATAACTGCCGCAACTAATACTTGATCCGTATTTGATGCCCAAGAAACTGATGTAGGATATAATAACTCATATTTTATCCTAATTTTATCACCAGCATTTAACCATACTGAACCAACATTCATATCCATAAGATATTCAGCATCTGATAACCACCAACCTGGCATATAACCTGTTGCAGGAACAGTTGTATTTCCATATGCACTTCTACCTGTTGAGTTTGCAAGTGGTGGTGTTATTGATAATGTGTTTGTTGAAACTATATCTGTTTGTGAACCATTAGCAGCAACTTTAACTATAGTAGCTTTATATGATAAAGTACCTGAATTATATCTAAATGAAGATCCTCCTTGATGTCGGTAATACATTTGAAATGATGATTTAACATCAACCGAATAATAACCAGCAACAGATGCGGTATATTCACACACTTGTGGTTGAGCGTTTGTATAAAATTTCCATTCATTTGATGGATCTTGTAATACTATTTGATTAAATACACCTGATTCTAAACTATATGGAACATACCAATACCCATTATTAGAATTACGATACCAAGTATTAGATTTGCTCAACATAGGACTTATTGCAGTACACAAATCTAATAATATTTGAGGACTCACAGGTGATCCAAACCAATAACTTTGTAATCCATTATCTAATGCAGATAACATAGTAAATGCATTATAGTATGCTTGTAGCGCAATTCTTACGGTTCTGTCGTTGATAGATTCACTATCATAAGTTGGTGTCTCAGTAGGTATTATTAACGCTTTGAAATAATCTGAATTAAAAAATTGTGATTCATAAGTATATCCTGCCCATTTAAACATTTTATCCATAATGGTTTTAACATATACACCAGGGTTTAAATCAAATGCATTAAATACCCTATTAGCAACAGAGTTATTACCTGTTACAGTTAAAGGGTAGATATAACCAACACCAGGTGATTCTTGAGTTAGAACATTATTAACAAATATTTTATTATCAAATGAATTTATAATGTTATTAACATTACGATAATGACTAAACTCATCAAAGTTTAATTGATCAATATAGTAATCTGAGAATGCTCCAATAATATTTTTGAATAAACCAGTAATAACAACCTCATATTCAACCATCTTTTGATTGGTAACAATATTTAAAAGTTGTAAATTACCATAGAATACCATCTCATCCCCAATTAGAATTTGTGTTGGTAATGATTTCTTTGGATTAAAATTAGTATCAGATATATCAATATTTATTTCAAATATATTTTGAAAGAAATCATTATTATTTGGGGTACCAGGAATTAATATTGTTTTAGAGTAAGATGATTTCTTTGTTGAAATATCTTCAATATCATCTATCTGATAAGTTAAAGATATGTCAAAATTGTCGTATGTCTCAATCTGTCTACCCTGTGATATAATCTTAAATTGGTTAATTGCTGCCATTAAAATCTAAATTCATTGTTTGATACTCTCACATTAAAAGTATATGAGAATAATTGTTCGTTTATGTTCTTATAAATCTCAGTTTTTGGTTGATCTAAATGACAATTAAATAAACGATTGTCAGGGGTTTGAATATATACGGAAGGTGATTGTACCAAGTCATTGATTAAATACCTCTCAAACTCATATAACCACCCTGAATTTAAGGTTAAAGATTCTCTACTTCTTTCATAGAATACCTTTTCCCCAACTCCATAATCTTCATAATCAAATGTATTGTTTTCCCAATTACCTTCTTGTTGATAATAAGTTTTCTTCTCACTCTCAATATAATCACGACTCATATAAATGAAAGGGTAAGATATAAATGAACCATATTGATCCTTCCACATTAAGTGATAAATCTCATACATTGAACAATCATTATTCAATTTGAAACATATCTTATTACTTGATTGACTTAGAAAACCTGTAATATTGTATGTGTTTACGGTATAACTAACAATTTGATTAATATATGATGTAAATGTATTAGCATAATTGACATACGATGATCCACTAATTTGTGCTAATCCAATTGGGGAATAGAAATCTGAACTACCTGTTGGTTTTACTAGATATATACTACCTAAAAATGTACCCGCTGAATTATAAAATTGATAGTATACACCATCTGCATAGTTTGCACTATTCTGATGTGTTAATAAAAACCCTATTGTTGATGGTTCAATTCTATAACAGGTACTACCTGATAAGATAGTAGAAATATTATTTCCACTAAAGGATCTATTCTGAACAACATATGGGTCAAACGCATTTATCGTATAATCAGCTCTATTGATATGAGCATTATACACACAGAATAAATCATAATCTATGTATATATTAGGGAATTGTTGTAGTTGATTTCCACTAAATCTAATTGTCCCTGATATTGGAATTGAATTACCTGCAAATGCTAAGTTAGTTCCAATAATAAGTCCATATACAGGGTCTATAGTCAATGATGTAATAATTGCCGTGGTATTATATGATGGTTTTGGAACACCATAGATATAACCTGGTGTCGTTGACGTACTTTGGAATGTCTGATTTGAAGATAAACTTGTTGTAGTAACTACAGGTGTTGATCTAATACTTGTATATCCATTATAATATGGTATTGATGTTTGACCTGCAACTTGTATTGTTTGTCCTGCAGAGAATGAATGTTGTAGATTTGAACTATATCTTGCAAATCCTGTTCCATCATTGGTAATACCTGTATATCCCCAAGCAACTGCGTTCTGTGCAATCTGAATTACATCTCCAATTTGAAATGGTATACCCGTAAAACCTGTTATTGCTGAATTTTGAAATCCAACAGTCCCACCTGACATAAAGATATTATCCTCAAATTCAAATGTATATTGACCTTCATAACCCATTACCAATCCAAAACATTTTTTAGTGTCAGGACCATTATAAGTTAATGCATAGTTGTTTGTTTGTCCCGTTAAGTTTTGACTCACCAGATCCTTCATAACATTACTCATATCTAACTTACCATAACCATTTGGATCTGGAGTTAGTTTCCATTTATAGAATCTTGATGCACTTAATGGGTATAACACTGGTAATGTTGCAGGAAATAGATCAACTACTATTGAAGTTGATGATGGTATAAATAAAATATTATAATATCCCGTTAAATTATTGGAGTTAATTGTATCATCTAATAAGATCGTATCCCCAATACTGAATGAGTGTGCTCCTGATGTGGTTAATTCTGTATAAATATTTGATTGATATGTATATGGTGCTGCTGCAGATACTGACATTGTGTCATATGTTGCATTGATGATATACTTATATTGTTGTATTTGATTATAGTTAGTGTCAAATACCTTTAATGGGATGGCGGAATACGCCGCCATATAAGTGTGTGGTATTGTAAGTGCTGAAAAACCCATAGAATATTTTTAATTAAATATTCCAAATAGACAAGTGTTTTTAACCCCCTTTATCAAACTTTATTTGAACCGCTTTATAGTTGTTTTCCAACATCTTCACAATGTTATTAACCATATTCTCCTCGTAACGTCTGTTCGCTTCTCTTGATGAGTTTATAATTCTAATTGTCTTATCAATTACATTGGTTGGTTTAATACCAAACTTATGAATATTCTTCTGTGCTCCATATGCTGCACCTTCAGGTAGACCTTTAACTCTTGCCCATCTAAGTAATGGACCAATTGGGGGGTATTGTGCCCCCGCTCGTCTACCCTTATCAACATACTTAAGATAATCCTCACTCAATAATTGAATCTGAATACCTTCAGCAGTTGGTTGTAACTTATAATTTATTGATCTAATTAACCTACCCGTTGCCACCTTTGGATATGATCTAAGACCAGGTCTTGATGGTACGGTATTATTCTTCAATAAGGTAACGAGGATCTTAACATAATCCTTACCAAATTGATTCGCTAACTTAGGATCAAAAAATGTTTGATTAGTCATTATCTAATAAACGTGTTAATACCTTAATTTGTCTTTCCAAATCCATTATCTTTAAATCCTTTTCAATTAAAGTTTGTTCCAATTCAGTTTGTACTGGTTGTGGTTCCAATTGTGACGTTTTAGTGTCATTGTGGATGGTTACCCCATCTCTTACTATTCTTATTCCCATATTTATTTTATTACTTTATTAACTTAATGATCCTCTTAAATTTCCACCACCACCAATGTTAAAACATCTCCAAGTTATACCATTTCCAAATGCAATAGTTTTATTTTGATTATATTGATTACCTGTTGCTATTGTTGGAGCAAATGTATTAACAACATTTATATGACCTGTAGTTGTTTCTGATGCATAAAAAGTAATATTTCGTGAGTTGGTAGCACCATCATTGAATATCCAAACTTTAACTTCTCTACCTTCAGTTAAATTGTTAATAAATATTGATCTATTAGCAGTAAAAGCAACAATCCAAGTAACCCTATCATATAATGAAGCATCTACTGTTAAATTACCATCTAATGTACTATTCAAATATGTATATGTTGCTGGTGATGTTCCTGAAGTTCCATTAGTTCCATTAACACCTGAAGTTCCGTTAGTCCCATTGGCACCACTTGTTCCATTTGTACCATTGATACCTGAAGTTCCATTGACCCCCGATGTCCCATTAGTTCCGTTAATACCTGATGTTCCGTTTGTACCATTAGTTCCGTTAATACCTGATGTTCCATTTGTACCATTTACCCCCGATGTTCCATTTGTTCCTGTCGCTCCATTTATTCCTGATGTTCCGTTTGTACCTGACACACCTGATGTTCCGTTAGTTCCTGATAAACCTGAAGTCCCGTTTGTACCATTTGATCCCGATGTTCCACTTGTCCCTGAAGGTGTTGTTACTACAATAAATAATATTGGGTCATTATTTGAAAAAGAGTGAGTAGATGTAACCAAACTTACTCCATAAGTCCAATATGTTGAATTATCCGTTTTACTTGTAATAGTCCAAGTTTGATAATTTAAATGACTTGATTCATCTTGAATAGTGATAACACTTCCAACTGAAAGATTACCTAAAAATAAATCAACATTAACATTACCTTGTTCTAATTCAGAAACATTAATACTAGTTGAAGCTGATTGAGTAACATTATTCCAAATAATATGTCCATTACCAGGATTACCTGATTGACTATTTGTTTTTGCTTGATAATTAAAAAATGAATTTGAAAGTCCATCTTGACCTGATGTTCCTGACGATCCATTAGTTCCGTTAGTCCCTGATATACCTGATGTTCCATTAGAACCTGATGTTCCATTTACACCACTTGTTCCGTTAGTCCCTGATATACCACTTGTACCATTAGATCCTGATGTTCCATTTACACCACTTGTTCCGTTAGTCCCTGATATACCACTTGTTCCATTAGATCCTGAAGTCCCTCGTGTCCCACTTGTACCATTAGTACCTGATATACCACTTGTACCATTAGTACCTGATATACCACTTGTTCCTGATGTCCCCCTTGTTCCACTTGTTCCATTAACACCTGATGTTCCTGATGATCCTGAACTACCATTATTTCCACTTATTCCTGATGTTCCATTTGTACCTGAATTACCTGATGTACCACTTGTACCTCTAGTTCCTGATGTTCCGTTAGTTCCTGATACACCTGATGTACCACTACTACCATTTGTTCCTGAAGTTCCGTTTGTTCCAACAGAAACAATACTAGACCAACTATAAGATACACCATCTAAAGTAAGAGTATCAATATCAATTTGAAGATTGTTTGATGCATCATTATTATCTACCATTCTTATGGTAGGGAAAGCATTATCATTAAGATATAATGTTCTATTATTTGTAAAGTTTGTTGATTGAATTGAAGCATTACCAATTCCACCATAATTACTTATACCATTTCCTTGATTAACAACTTGTTGTAAGTTTTGAGTACCACCACCTCCTGTAATTCCACTAACACTAATTGTATTACCATTAAGGGATGTTAAGGTTAATTCTGTTGTTCCACTATTATATGTCCCACCTGTATATGCATATTCTTGGAAATTATTACAATCTAATAATGTTTCACAAGTAAGTAATGTAGCATATGTTGATTGATTTGGTTGAACGATAATTGTGGTTGGGGCTTCAGGTATAATACAATTGACTTGTCTTATTCTTAATACAAATCTTGCCACAATACCTGTCGCTTTGTCAGTTGTTTCATCTACCGCTGGATAGAATGATACGTCCTGTGATATCAATACACCATATTGTTGCCAATCATTTTGAATATGAACAATTAAATCCTGAACACATTGCAACATATCACTCAATATCTCCTGTGAATTGTCTGATGGGAAACCATTTGTATCCAAGTAGTTCTCTTGGATATTGATTTTATCCATAAACATAATGGAAAATGATATATCAGGTATGGCTGATTTATTATTTGATGCCGTAGCAATGTTATTATCTTCATTTAGAATCGTCCACATATAAGGGAAATTCATCTGACGTGATGTTCCAATATCATATGGTTCTCCAAATCCATAATCATTTAAGATATAGTGGTTCTCTTGGAAATTCTGAAACCAATCTATTAACTGATTAAGTGTTACTATACTTGTTATACTCATTATAGTGTGTTTTTATTTTTTAATTCTTCTTTATTCTTAAAATATCCCAACCAATTCAGACAATGAACATATGCCATCTTATATACCTCATCTTCTTTTAGTTTTAACTTATCCATTAGAGTATAAACAAAATCCAACCATATATATCGGTTATCCATTTTCTTTTTATCCCCCAATTTCTTGGCAAATCTTTCGTTATCAGTTTTTACTTCTCGTTGTTTTTGGAAGAGTCCATCGTATTGTTGTGTGATGAATCCCTTCCAGTTAAAAAAAAAGAGAATATGTGGTTAATTTCATTTATTTTAATCTTTTTAAAACTTTCCTCACGAGACATAAAACTTGTCTTGTATGATTCTAACTTACCATTTTCTTTTTTCTTACGTAAGAAGATACATAATAACTTAGACATCACCTTTTTTATATCTCCTTCTGCTGATTGTAATATCGTCTCAATTGAAATAACCTCACCAGCAGTATATTTATTGAACTCTGTATATAGGAAATATTCTTCACCATCTACAATTACTGATTCTTTTTTATTTTCTGTAACTGGTTCATATACGAATGCCAAGTTTTTAATCAATTCTTTGAAATCCTCGTAATCAATTTGTTCAATTATATCCCTACTAATTCCTGTCAACTTATGGATCACCTCAAATGTATAGAACATACCTTGATGTATATTCGTATCAATTGAGTATAAATTCATAAATTGTTGTATCGTTACCTCTGACCAATCTGTTGGAAATTGGTATTCTTGTAATTCTTCATCTACTTCAACGTTAATCTGTATCATAATTCTTTTTATTAAAAATAAATATCTCCACTAGGGAAATGTTTTTATGCATTCATAAATCCTACGAATGGTTTATTACCACCTTCTTTTCGTTTACCCAATTTCATCATTATACCATACCTCATCGCATCCATTGCGTGATTGTACATATCAATGGGTTCAGGGTCATATCCCCCATTTCTATTCTTCTTATACATATACTTGGATAGTTCTTCAAGGACATTAGTTGATCGTCGTGTAATAAGTAATTTATACTCTTGAACTAATTGAATACCAAACTTAACACTATCCTTACCTTTCTCAACGGGTTTAACTTGATGTCCATATCGTTTTAGTTCAGCAATGGACTTAGGTTCAGCTGAGTCAGAAAAGATCTCACCAGTGACACCATTCTGTTTCATCAAATTTGATAGTTCACTATTAAGAACTCCCGTCTGATATACAACCTCATCAATAATTAAATTATCATTATACTTATATATCCCAATCAATGCTGCTGGATCTGAACTAAAACCAAAATCTAATCCCCAACATAACAATCTTGCTTCTTCAGGTATCTTATCTATTACTTCATAATCCTTATAGATCGTTCCTTCAACTGATCCAATTTCCCCTAACCCATAAACTTTCCACCAATTCTCCCAATATGATGATGTCTTACCTTTATCCCTATTCATTTCTAATGATGATATTATATCTTCTGATAACGCTTCATTGTCTTTATATGTAAGGATAAGTAATTCTGAATTTGGTTGTGTTAGAACTTCTGTATGAACCCAAAATGATGAGGTTGGGTTAAAGTCAATATAGATGTCCTGATCGGTTCTCATTTCTAATTGAAGGTAGGCATCATAGTTTATATTGTTTGCCTCATTCATATACAATATATTTCTTCTTGCTCCCCTTAGTCGTTCTTCTGAATCACAACTAAAAAACTCTATATATGATCCATTTGTAAATGTGTATTTTAATAGGGTCTTATTATAATTGTTGGGGATATACCTATTAGTGTTTTTCATTATAGACAGGAAATCTTTTAGACAACCCCTTCTAAGATGCGGTATTGTTTCTGATACAATAGAGATCTCAAGGTTAGGTTGTTTGATTGCCTTATCAATTAGGGTGGCAAGGATTGAAAATGTCTTTGATGCTGAAGTTCCCCCTTGTATTATTTTAATACGGGACTTCATTTTTCTAATCTTTCTTAATGCCGTAGTGTATATGAACTTATTCTTCTCCTTCGTCATCTAAGAATAATGGTTGTTCTGTAATGGTTATCTCTGTCTGTTGTTTTATTGGGGCATCCAATCCCAATAACTTAGCAAGTTGAGCCAATGACTTATTCCAATTCCCCCTGTCAATAAAGTTTTCATCTGTTTTTGCTGATTCAATCAATTCCAAGTACTCCTTAATAAGGAACTCACGGGTTACTTCTAACTTCTCTGATGTCTTATTCATCTGTTCTTGGAGGTATTCTTCAATTTTAGCATTTTTGAGCAATCTATCCCCACTAGGACCAGCCACACTATCACTAACTCCATAGACAGATTTGTATGCTTGAGTAGCATTAAGACCATTTGCTAAATACTCATCACAGAATGATTTATGTTTTGCTGATAGTTTCATTATCCTTTGTTTTTCTTTCTTTTTGAACATTTGGTACATCCAACTTTATTTGCTTCAACAATATCCACATCTATTTCAGGTGCTACCATATCAAATAATGGTTCTTCTAATAATGGTTCTATTGTACTAATTACATCTTCAATTATCTCTTGAGTTTCCAACCAATTTAGTATCATACTTTGTCCGTGCTTCATTTGAGCTGAACATTTGGTACATACATTATACTTTGGATCAATCTTCTCTCTAATCACATTTTCCATATCTAAAGCGTGTGATTTTGACATTCTATGTAGTGTTGCAAGATAATTACAATGATCATAAAATTGTTGTGTTATCATATATTCTTTTTTAATTAAATATATAACTATTTGATTTGTTGTGAAGGGTGTGGGTAGGTAATTACAATGATCACAAAAATTACTTACTACCCACAATTATAAACCTACAACAAACAATAAAGAAGAGAGGGGGTGTAGATAAAAAAAATATAAACTAAACAATAGTGCCCCCTCTCTGTATACTCCTTTAATTATAAATATACTTGTTAATCAGTAAATATTATTCGTTATCTTCCAAGTAAGTTTGGATTGTTTCTAATCTCTGACCTATTTCTTTGGAATATCCATTTTCTACATAATCTACAACTACATTTGTGATGGATACTAACTCTTTTAACGTTAAACAACGATTACAACTATTACTCCATTCCAACACGGTTTTTAATGAACTCTGTGTTGCTATTTGGCGTGATGTACTTTGTGGTTGTTTTTTTGGATTTTCTAATGGTGTCTGTGGCATTTTTCTTTTTTTTATTAATTAATACAATATTCATAATCGGTCTCAGCCGCTTCTTTCATCATTTCATACTCTTCATCCATCTTGGAACAGATAACGTCGTATGCATACTCCATACTTTCTTTATACTGATTCCACTGATCATTAAGTTCTTTATTCTTTTGTTCTACCCAAGCGATGTACTCAGGGTCTTGACATTGTTGCTCCATTAGAGCGTCTACTAAATTACACATATTTTTCTATTTTTTATTGTTTATACTACAAATATAATAGATAATATCCGTTTTATCAAATGGTTTTTGGAATATTTTTAATTATTTGATCTTTTATTTTCTTTATTTCGTGAAAACTAAGACAATGTGAAATGTTATTTTCTCTTCCAATCTGTCTATGTGTCTTACCTTTAGTGTAGTATTCATGCCATAGGTATTCTTGGAAGTATGTTTTGGGGATTGTTGTATAAATTTTATCTATGATGAGGTATTTTTCTTCTTTTGTTTGTTTGGTTTCTATATCTGATTCGTCAATCACTTCAATATTTTCTATGTATTGAAAATCTTTTATTCTGGTATTCTTGTGGAATCCACTCGTTGAAGATTTAATTTGATTAACACAGGATCTGATGAAGTAGTATTTAAACCATCCATCTTTAATTACCTTATTAACTTTTTCCTCATTTTCTAAAAACCCAATTGATAACTCACTGATAAGTTCAGGAATTAAGTGGAAGTTTGGTGTGATAATATTTTGTATTATCTCATAGTATACACTACTCGGTGTCGCAATCTCCACTAATGTCTTCTTCAACATATAATGCTATTAGTATTAAATGGGACATACGTCTGATTTCAGACCCTAATTCAAGATCGTTGGGGTATTCTATTATTAAGTCGTGAATAGTCTCTAAAATCAAATTTTGTTCCCGTTTTATGATTGTTAAAATTGTTTCTTTTAGTGATCTAATTTCTTCACCAAGTGATTGGTCGTTATTTCTATCAATAATTGCCGCCAATATAAACTCTAAAATTGTTTTGTTCATATAATATAAATATATAGTTCTTTGATAAAAAACAAACTATTTTTATTATTAGTTGATTTTTTCATAAAATTATACTATTTATTAGATATGAAAAAACAAAAATTATTACAATTAACAAAAGAGGATCTTGTTGAAATTATTTTAATGATTGAAGAATCTAAACCATATGTGGGAAATTTGATTGATAATCTGATTATTGCATTAGATGGTTCTGGTGTTGCAACTTACTTTGAAAGTTTTTGGTGTGAAAATTTAAAATTAAACAATAAGGCAAGATTGAAATTAAAAACTTATGTAAATGAGTACGGTTATAATAATGTCGTTGAAGGTATTGAGATTGCAATATTACAATATGATGATTTTAATGAAGCGATGAATAAATTAGGTGGTATATTATATAATAGATTTGGTAAAAATATGAACCAAGTAGTTAGATCAAAATGAACTATAGTAAGTTCAATATGAACCAACTAGTTAGGTCAATATGAACCAAGTGTCAGTCAATATGAACCAACTAGTTAGGTCAATATGAACCAACTCAATAACCACTATTAATTACTCATTATTAAAACCATTATTAAAAACCATTATTAAACCATTATTAAGTATTATTATGAAAGAAAAATATATTAACATAGAAGAGAAATTATTGAAGCAAGGTTATACAATAACTCAATCTGCAATCATTTCATATTTGAAAAGATTTCAACTAAATGGAAAGTATTGTTTCCAATCTAAAAGACAAATTGCTGATTTTTTTAATATTAGTGAATCAACATTAAAACGAGAACTTTCTAAACTTGAAAAGTTAGGAGTTATAATCATTTCAAATGAAAAAAAATATATACCAGTTACTTTCTATAATAAAAAAGCGATTGTATATATTGATGGTATAATTGAAACAAATGAATGTTATATTGAAGAAAAAGAATTAAATAATAATAATAAAAATGTTAATTGGGGTAAATTCTCAGAAATAATGAATTAAGATAATATGGATAAAGAATTAGCACGAGATATTCTATGGAATTTTGTAAAAGAAAAAACAAAAGAAGGAAAAGATCTTCCAATTTATGATGAGGTAGTAACTACAACTTATGAAAATAATGTTTTGGGTACTTGGACATTTAGAGGATTGTTAAAATTTATTTATAAATTAGAAGATAATAATAAATTAAATTAAATTAAAATGGGTAAAAGAGAAAATAGTATTGAATGGAGAAAGAATAATCCAAAAAGAATTAAAGAATTAAATGACTATCATAACAATAAAAGAATTTTAAATATAAAACTTCAACGATTGAATGAAATGAATATTGATAATGTAGAATGGTTTGATATCAAAGGATTGGAAGGTAGATACCTCATCAATAAAGAAGGAGAAATACGTAACGCTAAAACTTATAAAAAGAAAGCAACTAGGATTGATAGATCAGGATATAAAGTTCTAACGATTGATGCAACAACTCATTTACACCACAGGCTAGTTGCTTTAACTTTTATTTGGAATAATGATAAAATTAATAAGAAAGAAATTAATCATATCAATGGAGTAAAATCTGATAATAGAATTGAAAACTTGGAATGGTCTTCAAGATCAGCAAATATGAAACACGCATTTGCTACTGGATTGTGGAAATCAAATTTGATAGAATGGCATAAAAAGAAAAAGGAAAAGAATGAAGAGTTATCTGAAATTAAAAAAACAATTGACAGGCCTAGTACTGGGCATGAGACAATGTAATTATATTCCATATACAGATCGTATGGACATACTTCAGGATAGTTGGTTAAAGATTATGGAGAAGATGGACGAAGGTGTCTTAGAAGACGACTATAACAAAATTAAGGGGTATACGTTCCTAATTGTTAGAAACTTTTGTCTTTCATTCCACAATAAAAATAGATTAACCTATACCGATGAGTTAGATACTACACTTCAATGGGAAGAACCTGAGTATGAAGTTGAAATGGAAAAAGAAAGATATAAATCAATATTATTTGAATGTATAGATGATCCAAAGTTTAGTGATGTCCAAAGAGAATTGATGAAGATGTTATTGGAAGATAAAACTGAAGATGAAATTAAAACCAAATTAAATTTTAAGGTTGGTGATATGGGTTCAATAAAATACAATATGATTCAAAAAATGAAAACATCTGTTGGAAAAAGATCAAAGTATGTAATTAAAAATAAAAAAATTGCAATTACACACATACCTTGTTTTTCACGAAGCGACATTGAAATGAAATTAGATTACAAATATACTATTCGCCAAATAGATCACGCATTACAATTTAATTTAAATTTGGGTGATTATTACATTATTAAAATGATAAACCCCAACTAAATGGGGTTTAAATTACTTTCTTGGTGGTGGAGTATTTGTTCCATTTGCGTATGGGACTTTTCCATCCACTTGAATATTTCTTGGTTGATCTGCAGATGGAGCCTTAACCAAATTCTTTGACTCTGTATCATACTTGTACTTAACCCACATATGTTTGCAATTTGCACCACCTCGCCAATCAAATACTGAATAAGAATCTGAACCACCTTTACCTAATCCAGGGTTAGATGAATTTAATCTTGTTATATCTTGTTGTCTCATTAAAGATGCATTTGTTCTACTAACCAACATCTTACAAAATCTTCTTGTGTTAGGTCCGATACTACTCGGTCCATACTCAGTTGAAATATATCTATATAAATTGATCACAGAGAAGTTCTCCTGAGAGAACTGAGTCGTAGATGAAGGAATACCCTTATCATCATCGTTAAGGTCCCAGATGTAATCTAAGATATCTAAATCAGCTACTGTAATACCCAACCCCGCAATTGGAATACCCAAATTGTTTAATGTTTCAAACCAATCACAAAATTCTTCCTGTTCAACCATATCCTTAAAGAATTGGTATTTATAGTCATCAGAAAGATTTGGATGGTTCAATAGTTCATCTATGTTCCATTCTTTTGTTATATCACACATATTATATCTTAAATTAAAGTTTAACAATTACCATCCCAACAAGGACCGAATCCACAAGGGAATGTACTACCATAAGGTTCGTACCAATTCATTATATTTCCTCTAACACCACCACGAGGTATATACACACCTGTAAAATATGCTTGAGCGGTCTTAGGTAAGTTATCTAAAGCATCAGGATTACTATACCAAATAAACATTCCAGGGTGATCTAATAAATATTTTACCATTCTTCTCTTATAGAATTGTGACATATCTAATATTGATGATCTTAAATACTTAATTTCATCCAAATCTGCTGGTGTTGAAAACTCACTTGATTCTTTTGATATCGCTTTATTTGTAGATTTCCAATTTAAGAATGGAAACATAAGATAGAAAGCGTATTGAGCAATCAATGGTTGAACGTAATTTCTCATAAACGCTTGTTCATCAGATGTCAAAGTATTATTTTGAACTGCAGTATTCAATGCATTCATACCTGTCTCCCCTATTCCTTCTTGAAGGATCGTTTGTTGAGCCTGTACAATATATGGTAGGATTTTATCGTCGTCTACGTTGTCCTCTATTGGAGTATTTTCACGAAGATATGTGGTTGATATGAAATATACTATTGGAGTGTAACTCATTTTATTTTATTTAATTTAGTTTAGTGTTAATAATCCTGTTTCATCAACATCAGAATATTGTTTTAATCTTAAAGGTTCAACATATCCAATATCTTTTAATACATTATTTAATGCGTATTCCAATTGTTCTTGACGTTGAGTTGTATAATATACCTGTAGTTCCGCCATCATTTCCTTACGTTCAGCAGATGACCCCAATTTACCAGGTTCTGTTGAAATCAAACTGATTGGAAACTCATGAGCCATTGTGATTTGTTCCACAACTTGACTCTGTAACATTAAGAATCTTTCATCAGAGTTATTTAATTGTATTGGAATTAACTCAGGTTTTGACTCACCCCCATCAGAATAGGTAATTAATATCTTACCCGCTCCATCTGCACCTTTATAGTTACGTTGAAACTCACGGAAGAACATATTTTGTTCATCTTGTGTTGGTATTCCTGTAGCAAAGTTCAAAATAAATGAAGGAGAAAAACCTTGTCTTACCTGATTTACGTGGAACTTACTGATTTGGTAATCTAAATCAATCCAATTTATTGCCGTGGAATAATTAGGGATCGGATATAAGTTGGTATGTGCGGGATTTGGTTCAATATAATATAACAATTGACGACCTGTTCTATCAGTAGGATCATATTTTTTAATATACTCAGGTTTATGTTCATCTTTTTTGATATTTGCCCAATCAGTACTATACCAAAAATAATCTGCCTCATCTTCTTCTTCTTTTAAACCTATTCTAATTGTATGTAATGGAACATATCCTAATTCAAAGGTTGATCCATCACGAGACCATCTAACCTCCATACAGAACCCATTATACAATTCAAAATCTTTTGCCAAATATTTGAATAAATGAGGTATTTTGTTTTTATCACACCACAATTGTAATCTTTCATCAACAATAGGTTTAAGTCCAAAACCAGCACTTAACTTTGATTTCTTATTAACAATTGCACGATTCAAACTAGAACCATAATTATTATAAAGTTCAAGGATATAAACAGGATATTGATTTGAATTACCCCAACTTAAAAAATGATACTCACCTTTCTTCTCAAATCTGTATACAGGTGGGATATACGCCTCATTAAAAGTGAATATTTTAACAGGTATTCCTTTTTCTTCTTTTATTTCTTCTTTCATAATTTTTTATTCAAATACATATTTAGTTTGATTAGGTGAAACATAAATAGGAGCAGGTGCTGGTGTTGTTCCATATATCCAAGCTGCTCCTGTTTCAACAACATCATTAGTCGTTAATCCTGTGATTGTAAGAGTGTTTCCCGTTGTTTGCCAAACTTTATAACTATATTGACCTTGAATAAGATTATATGGTGTTAAATCAATCGGAAACCAATTCCATCTATTTATATTAGCTGAAGTATCTCCCGTCAAAAACAATAATGTTTGATCATTAAGTTGCTTACCATCTAACTCTAATATATATGTCGTTGCCGATAAAGGAAACGTTGTCTTCTCCAATAGAGTAAACGGAGTTAATGATGTTTGATAATTTGGAATTTTAATCATCTTTTTTTAATTAAATATTATTTGATGATTTTTGTTTGGCAGATTCAAATAATCTACGTATTTTTGTATAAATAATTGAAATATGACGACAAACGACTTAGTTAAAGAATTAAATGACAGAGGATACGTGGTATCCCTATTTACTCACTCTCATTGGATGTTAGAAAATGAACCTGAAATTCCAATTGATTATGTCCAATCACAGATCTATTCTTTCCAAGAAGAACTTGATGAGGTATTTGGGGATATTATTATAACCATTTATGAAAATGATATGTAAAAAAAACCCCCAAACCAATTAGATAAGGGGGTTCTAGAGAAGGTCATAAGACCTTGAAGATTAAGATTACGCTACAGTGATTGTAGTTCCTACTAAAGATCCATTGATTAAGTAAGCACCATTGGCAGATTTCCAAGAGATAGATTGGTTAAGACCATTCATATCACCTAAAGCAGTTCCTAAAGATGCATCACCTGCAGACGCTCTACCAGAAGAT